TAGAACAGGAATTTCTAAGCTATGTTGCTGATCGCCTTCGAACAACGTATAGACAATACTGTTGTCTGACTTTCGATAAGTGGCAAGAGTGAATTGATCATTCATCGGGTCGTCCGTATCTACCTTGGTAACTTGGGAAGAGATGAACGTATTCTTCTGGGTCAAGTGTTCTGTCATTTTCGGTATCCCAAACAATGTATTCGTTAGGTGCTAGGCTATAGAGTTTTGCTAGTTGCGGAACACTAATGTAGTGATCGTCGCCATCATTCATGGAGACAATCCAACCAGGATGGAGTGCGTACATTATTGCCTTTTTCCTTATTTCCATTCATATGTGTAGATGTTGTTCCAGTGGCCACCTTTTGTGTAATTTTTCTTACATGGACAAGTCCACCCAAGTGGGGAACTTCTTATCATCAATGAGCTTGGTACTCCGACCTCCGAATTTTTTATGTTAAGGGTTCCTCCAGGCTCAAGATTTCCGCCTCCGGATGGAAATACGTTTCCATCGTAGTCTGCTGTTTCCAAGACAACTATGTAGCTTCTAGCTGTTAGGTTTTTGAGCTTATCGAAGGAATTAAATGTCATTGCTTTCTCTATTGAATATTGAAGTTCATGATCTGAATGTACGAGTTCGCTGGCTCTGATACGCTCGGTCTTACTTTTTGCTCGTTCGTTTATGAGCGCATAACTCCCAAACACCAAACCTGCAAGTCCTGAGGTTATAGCTACTACATTAACTACGTACATCTTACTTCTCCCTGTTACCGTACCAGTTCTTTCGATGAACAACAGCTTTGTTCCAGGAATTCAAACACTCAACAAGGTAGCCAGCAAGGATGAAATCTGGAGTGTTAGACTCATTCTCCATACTGTGCTTATTGATCAGAGAAGCTAGTTCTTTTTGAAACTCAGGATACAGCATTTGAGCTACCATTAAAAAGATGTCCTATCCCATCCGGTCTTACCTTTTCGTTCATATTGAGACTTTCTAATCGCCCTCGCATATTCGCTATTCCAAGTCAGCTTTTCGCAGGCGAAATTGTACTTCGGTTCCCACATTGCTATTCTCATTTGCTCATGAAAATACGCATCATCAAAATGTTCGAAATATTCTTCTTCTTTTTTCGCAATCTCCAGCCACCACTCTTTTTCTTTTTTGTGAGCTAAGTCCCGACTCTTTACATTGCAGTAACCCGTAAAACCAACATATATAAGTTCATCGGCCTTGTTGTAATACTGATAAACCATTCCAAAGTTTGGAAAATCTCTAATAAATTCTTCCACATCAAGGCCGTAACGACCCCTGAATATTCTTGATTTTATTGGAAAATGAAAATCAATCTTATTACTCATGCTCTTATATCTCTCCCCATCTGAAACCTTGAGTCAGATCAACTTCGAACGGAACATAGTCGGTAAAGTCTGTTGCGGATTTGAGCATTTCCCGTTGAACAATACACCCGACTTCGTCCACCAAAGACTTGTTCGTCTCAAAGACCAGAGCATCATGAATGGTAAGTCGAATGGTTGCAACATCGCTAATGAGCGGGTGCACTTTGATAAGTGCTCTAAGGCAGATGTCGCTGGCAATGGATTGTGGCATGTAGGACAGAGCTTCATTCAGCACGTCCTCTCGGTTCTTGTCTGTGATTAACCAGAACGAACGCTTGCGACCAAATGGAGTTGTCAAGTCGCTGCCGGACAATACCCGATGTTTCACAGCAGCCTGCCAAGCCATCACACCAGGAATCAATGCGTTGAATTCCCGCATCATAGTGTATACCTCGCTGACCTCAATGTCTAGACCATGGTCCAGTTTGAGTGCCTTTGCAATGCTTGGTGGCTTTCGTCCGTAGGCATTACCATAGAAGATTGACTTCATGGTAACTCGCTGTTCCTTACCCCATTTGCCAATACCAAAGATATCGTTGCAAAACTCATTAAAGATATCACGAGTTGGATCTAGGAAAATGTTTCGGAGATATTCATCTTTAGCAAGGGTAGCGATAACTCTACCTTCTGCTTGTTTGTAGTCCAACTGAACCAACACATTGTGTTCGGACGAGGCGGTGAATTGGTTTCGAATATACTTCTCCCGAACAACGTTCTGGAGATTTGGATCTCGACTAGAAAGCCGGCCAGACGTGGTCCCGTGTAGGAGGTAGGTCGTGTATACCCTGTCTTTATAGACACGCTTTGCAAGTCCCTTAACGTAAGTTCCATACAGCTTCGCTCGCTTACGAGGTTTCAACAGAAGGTCAGTGAACTCTAATGGTTCACCTTCGATCTTCTCGGATAGTTCTTTCAGAAAGTCTGCGTTAGTTGTTTTGAGAATCAAACCTTTTCCGGCGTAGTACCTTTGCACCTGTGGGACGGAACGTGGATTGATGGCTCGACCAATAAGCCGTTCCATCTCCATTTCAATTTCCGTCAACTCAATCAGGAACTTGTTGCTAAGTTCTTTGTTGTACTCAAGATCAAAAGTAAGTCCAGCCATCTCCAGATCGATGAGTACGTTAGACGCTTCGATAAGGAAGTCATGCTTTGCTCTGTCTTCGGTAGTCATCTGCGCTTCGAAGAGTTCCATCAAAGCCCAGGTGCACACTACGTCGTAAGCGTTGTATTTATACAGGATGTCACGCGGAATGTCTGCGTAGTTACCAGAACGAGGTACGAATGTTCTAATAGTCTGTTCGTAGTCTGGAGCGTTTAACTTTTCTATTGATAACGCCTTGAGGCCATGATGTCCAGGACGTTCGTCAAGGCAGTTGGAAGCGAGCATGGTGTCAAACCATAATTTTTGCGGACCGACCAGGTTTCGAAGTCCCGCCAAGTCAAATTTGCCGTTGTGAGCAATAAGTTTAACTGTCGGTAGGAGCCGCCGGAGTGCACGTCCAACTTGGGGACTGTTAATTGCATTCTCGCCCAGTACCACTGCCTTTTTTTCCGCAAAGCAGATTCCCAAGCAGAGCAAAGGCCACTCACTTGGGTGGATGTAAACTGCGTCTTTTTCAGCACCGCATTCAATGTCAAGTACGAAACGATCATATCGCCTAGCCAGTTCTTCGATGACGCGTACGGCAATGTCAGGATCGTCATAGACTCGGATGTCAGGTTCAGTCCAAGCAACGTTAACACCATCCTTCACCTTGCCGAAATCCGAGACGAAGTCCGGAAAAGCATCTGGACTACGAAGACAATAAGCAGGGTGCCATGTTGCAATAACACCAATACCTGGACTCATCTTGTAAGACTTAGGAGGGCCAACTCGGAGCTTCCGCATGGTCGACTTATTGTCATCCAGCAGTGCATGTGCAGCCGACTTTCCTACAGCCACAATGACGTCCAGGTCGGCCTGCGTCAGCTCCGTGTGGAGTCGTGGTGCGCAGGCAGCCAGGGCTGACTTTGGCGGATCTTCGTTTGCGTGTGGTCTGCACAGTACTGAGTTGGTAATCATTACCTCAGAACGTTTGATATTGTAGTGCGTCATTACTTGGTTGAGCAAATCACCAGATGGACCGGTGAAGGGAATTCCATAAGCAGCTTCGTATGCACCAGGTGCTTCACCAACGATGGCAATCTTCGCTTTGGGGTGAGGATTCAACGTTGGTACGAAGCCACCTTGATCACCGAAAACACATTTTTCACATTCAGCTAACGGGTGTTTCCTTACTATGTCCATATAGGTTATCCCTGCTCGTCACTTTTCAAATCCTCTGCGTTGTTTTTGATAAGTTGTGAGATCAGGAACAGTGATTGCTTTTCGGAGAAACCACCTTCGACGTAAGACTCAAACAGCTCATGCATCAGGGAGGCAGCCTCGGCTAATGGCGAGGTGAATGGCTCGGATTGCTTGTTACTTTCCATCTGCATCCATCTTATATAGGTTCTGCACCTCGCGGCGCTCGGTGGTAAAACCTGTGCCACCACTGCGGATTGGTTCCAGTGGTCTCCAGGTCTTGTCATAGACCTTCATCGCAAGTTCTGCTAGCTGGTCAATAGTACCTTCACCTTCGATGGTTACTTGGTGATAGGTACTGTTGATATCAACTTTTGTCATCGGTGATCTCTCGGAGCAGAAGTCCGCCTCTAACTACATGATTGTAGGCGACATCATCCTTAGCTATACTATCTGGACGATACCATTCCCAAGTTGGATTAAGTCCTGGATCTACCAGATACATTGCACTTGTCATAGTGCCACG